TCAGGAGTATAGCTTCTAATAAGTTCTGATAAGTCCATATTTTTTGCGACAAAAATAATAGTAATTTTATAATTTAAAGATAAGGAGGAAAAGAAAAATGGCTAATATTGAACATTTCATACCATTTCTTATAAAATGGGAAGCTGGTATAAGTAAGAAAAGCAATGAAACCAATGAGTCTCTTTTTCAAAGAGCAAGAAAAACAGGATGGGCTGATGATCCCGATGATTTAGGAGGACAAACTATGGTAGGTGTGACAATGGCTACCTATGAGGAATATTGTCGTAGAAAAGGTTATCCAAAACCTACGACCGGAAGGTTGATGGATTTGTCATATAACGATTGGAAAAGTATCTTGAAGATGTTGTATTGGGATAGATGGAATGCGGATGAAATAAGAAGCCAAAGTATAGCAGAGATAGTATGCGATTTTGTATGGGCTTCTGGGGTACATGGTATTAAAGTACCGCAGGATTTGGTTGGTGTGATTCCTGATGGCATTGTCGGGCCTAAGACACTCGCCGCAGTAAATTCCCGTAATCCCCGTGAATTGTTTGACCAGATCAAGATTGCACGGTTTGATTTCATCGAGGATATATGCCGGAAACGCCCAGCAAACAACAAGTTCAAACGGGGCTGGATGAACCGTATAAATGATATAAAATTTGAGGGATGAAACAGAGAGTCTATATATGGATTGCGGTAGGGATAGCATTGCTATTGCTGTTTGGATCATGCCGGAGCATAAGGTATGTCCCGGTAGAAACTATAAGGACTGACAGTCTTTATCTTACCATGCATGAGCGTGATTCCATCTACATTAAGGATTC